CGGTAGGTATCCGGATATTCCGGCGAGGCCTGCGCATCCATGGCTTCGTCCAGCCAGGGATGTTAACCGGGAATATGTGATTGCCAATATCCAGGCGGCAATAGGCCGAACACTCAGCAAGGCAAGCAAGGGGGTATCCGATGGCTGATCCGTCTGTTGCGCTGCAGGAGGCAATCTTTGCCAGGCTGACAGCGGAAGTTTCTTGCCCAGTCCACGACGGTGCGCCCATGGACTCCCCCATGCCGTACGTCTCGATTGACCGGGAGATTTTCACCAACACTTCACCCATTGCCGGCAGGAAGCGCGAGCAGCGGCTGGTTTACCTGTCGGTCTGGTCGGACGCCCATGGCCAGGCCGAGGTGAAGCGCATCCTTGGCGAGGTTGTGGCTGCTCTGGACGAGCGCCGCCTGCCGTTGACCGTCGGGCGCGCTGTATCGGTCCGTGTCGAGCAAGCCGACGCCCAGCGCGATGCTGACGGCGTCACGTATCAAGGATCGGTCACGGTCCGCGTCATTACCACGCACTAAACCCAACACCCGGCCGCACCGCGGCTTTATCCAATGTGCCCCTGGAGGAACCCCCATGGCCGAAGACAACCTCAATACAGCCGCCGGCTGCCGGATCGGTATCGGCAGCAAGAACGGCGCGGACACTGAAGCGCTCTACAAGGCAGACACCTATGTCGATATCGGCGAAGTGGAAGACCTGGGCGAGTTCGGCGACACGTTCAGCTCTGTGACCTTCACTTCGCTGCGCGATGGCCGCGTGCGCAAGTACAAGGGCACCGCTGACGCCGGCGACCTGACCCTGGCTGTTGGTCTCGACAACGGCGACCTGGGCCAGGCCAAGCTGAAGATCGCTCACCGGGATCGCAGCAAGGGCGATTACAACATCAAGATCACCCTGAACGATGGCGATCCAGATGCCACCCCGGCCGTGCTGCCGACCACGTTCTACCTGCGCGGCAAGGTGATGAACAACACCGTCGCCGCCGGCGCTGCTGACAACGTGGTTCGCCGCAACGTCACCATCGGCATCAACTCCGACATCCTGGAAATCCTCCCGGCGCCTGTCACCCCTTAAACATAGGGGCTTCGGCCCCGCCCCCTGGAGGTTTCGACACATGAGCAAAACCCTTTACGGAACCGTCGACATCAAGCTGGGCGACGAGACCTACACTTTGATGCCGACACTCGGCGCCGTGCGAGCGATTGAGGCCCACTTCGGTGGCCTGCGTGGTGCGTCCCAGGCTATCAACGCATTGAGCATCGACGGCTGCGCCGTGATCATCGCAGGCGGTGCTGGCTTGAAAGGCAAGGCGGCCGAGGCCGTGGCTGAGCAGGTGTGGCAGGCGGGCGTGCTGGATGTGTCCGTGCAACTGAACGCTTACCTGGTGGCGCTGTACAACCCGAAAGGCCCTGATGCGGGAAAGGAAAAGCCGGCGGCGGCGTAAGTGCTGTCGAGGACGGCAGCTACGTCGACCGGCTCTACGCGGTGGCCACGGGCTGGCTGGGTTGGCCTCCTGATATGGCCTGGCGCACGCCGATGCCCGAACTGTTCCTGGCCATGGACGCCAAGATCGAATGGGAGCAGATGACGAATCCCTTCGGTGGCGGAAAGGCCAAGCCCAAAGCTGGCAAGCCATCTGCTTCGACTGTCGCGGATAAGCTTCGGCAGGCGCTCACAGGAAGGCAGGCGGGGTAATTACGCCACTGGCAGCCCCCTCTTGGGCTTTATGCGCTCAGTATTGCGTTAGTGATAAGCTGCCGTCACATCTCAGCGAGGGACCGTTATGAAGTTTATTGCAGTAATGTTGGCACTATTAGTTGTTGCGGGCTGCTCTACATCACCCATCTCATCCGGCGAGGCGTCGAAGGTTCCTTCGAGCCGTTTGCACGCATTCACTAATAAGCAGGAGTCAACGCTTGTCGTTACGAGGGATACGGGAATATTGGGGGCGGCGTGTAATTACAAACTTTATATTGACGGTGTTTTTGCAGCGGAATTTGGTTCCGGCGAGACTGCAGCGTTCGGACTTAAATCGGGCTCGCACGTGCTGGGTATTGCCGCTGCCGCACCCTGCGGCGGTGCCGGTCTACTGGAGTCAGAAGTCGTTGTCGCTGCCGGCCAGGTCGCCAAGAGGCGCATTTACACAAATCATTCGGGCTTCCGACTAACCCCGACTAGTTATTAAAAACAGAAAACCGAGAACCCAGCCATATGCTGGGTTTTTTATTGCCTGGAGAAAAGCATGGCCGACACAGACGTACACGGAATGCTGGTGCGCATTGAAGCGACGACGCAACAGCTGCGCAGTGAGCTGAACCGTGCTGATAACGCTGTCGGCAACGCAAGCAAGAAAATCGACGGTAACCTGGGCGTAGTGGACCGTGCCTTTAATCGCATGGGGTTATCCGCAGAACAAGCTGGAAAGCTCGCAGGCACTGCGGTCGCCAGCCTGGTCACTGGCGCCGCCGCTGCCGGCGCCGCCTCCCTGGCAATGCTCAAGCAGACCGCAGAGGCGACAGCCGAGACGCAGCGCTGGGCCAAGTCCCTTGGGATGAACACTCGGTCACTCCAGGAGTGGCAGTACGCCGCCGAACGCGCCGGTTTATCCGGCGACAACATGGCCGATATCTTCAAGGACATTGGAGATAAGATCGGTGACGTGCTGATCACCAATGGCGGTGAGGCTGTAGACGCGCTGAACAAGCTAGGGCTCTCGGCCAAGGCGCTTGCCACCCTCACGCCCGACCAGCAACTGCTGGCGATCGCCAAAGGCTTGGAGAGCGTCGGCACTCAGGCTGAGAAGATCAACATCCTTGAAAGCCTTGGCAACGACCTGTCGCGGATGCTGCCCTTGCTGGACAACAACGCCGAGGGCTTCCGCAAGCTGGCGAAGCAGGCCGGCGACTACGGCATTGCGATGGACCAGAAGCAGATCGACGCTCTTGTGAAGACCTACGATCTGCTGAAGGATATGGAAGACCAAGCCAAGGGTCTCAAAAACGAGTTCGCTGCCGGTCTGGCCAGCGTTGATATCAGTCCCTTGCAAGACTCGATGGATTCACTGCACGCCATTGTCACTGACCCCGAGTTTCAGCAGGGCATGACCGACCTGGCGGCAATGGTGCTCAAAATAACGGGTGCTGCCGCTCAGGGCATAGCCCGCCTCCCAGCGGACGTGCAAAGCCTGATCAACCAGTACCAGGTGCTCAAAGCATCGGCGTTCGGCTCCGACAAGGATCGTCACCTGGCTGGCGTTGCCAAGCAGCAGGAACTGGTCGACAACCTGGCCGCTTACAACAACGCATCCGGGCCACTGGGAAAGATTGCTACTGACCCGTCGCTGTACGTTGGTGACGCTCTGCTGAACAAGGACTGGAAGGCCGCCCAGCGCGAGGCCGAGGCCAAGCTGGACCAGTACAAGCGCTACACCAAGCAAATGGGGTGGGATGACGGCAAGTCGGAAACACCAGAGACGCCAGCGACCGTACTTCCAGCCACCAGCATCACCGGGTTGCTGGGCAAAAACGGTCCGGATAAAGCCGCCGAGGCCGCGCAGAAGGCACTGGACAACGCCTTCAAGACGACGGAGGAAGGCTACAAGCGGCAGATTGCGCTGATCAACACCACGGGCGACAAGCAGAAAGACGCCACCGAGGTCATGAAACTGTCCTTTGAACTTCAGGAGGGGAAGCTCGGCAACCTGAGCGAAGCGCGCAAGAAGGAGCTTACGGGCCTAGCGGCCGAGCTTGATAAGCTCAAAGAGATCCAAAAGGCCAATGAGGACGCCCTCAAGCTGTCGTCATTCAAAAGCGCGCAAGATGTTGGCACCCAGACGATTAAGGACGGATTCAACCAAGAGCTGTCGGGCATCGGGATGGGCGACAAGGCCAGAGACCGGATGCGCGCCGACATGGCCCTGCAGCAGAAGTACGCGGCTGACGTGGCCAACCTGAATGAACAGGTCCAGGCCAAGAATATTACCCCTGAAATGGAAACCAAACAGACGGCGATCCTGAAAGCCGCCCTCGATGAGCGGATTAGCTACCAGCATCAGTATTACGCGACGGTCGATGAGGCCCAGGCCAACTGGATGAACGGGGTCAACGAAGCCTGGGCGAACTACGCCGAAGCGGCGCGGAATTACTCGGCCCAGGCCGCAGACTTCACCAACACCGCTCTGGGCAGTGCAACCAGCGGGCTTGGCACGTTCTTTTCGGATGTGGCCAGCGGTGCAGCGGATGCTGATGATGCGCTCGGCGACATGGTCGCCAACTTTGCCAAGTCGATGCTGAGCGCGCTGAGCAGTATGGCGGCTCAGTGGTTGGTTTATCAGGGCGTTCAGATGGTCGTTGGCAAGACAGCGCAATCAGCCGCCGCCGGCTGGCTCATTGCCAACGCTGAGGCGGCTTCTGCCCAAGCCAGCCTCAATGCCTACGCTTCGACCGCTGGCATTCCGCTGGTTGGACCTACACTTGCACCGGCTGCAGCTCTGACAGCTCAAGCGGCTACCTTGCCCATGGTCGCCGCAGTATCCACGGCGGCGCTGGCGGGTATGGCGCACGATGGTATCGACTCGGTGCCAGAGGACGGGAGTTGGTTCCTGCAAAAGGGCGAGCGGGTCACCACTGCTCAAACCAGCGCGAAGCTGGATGCGATGCTGTCCAGGATAGACAACGGCCTGAGCGGCGCACAGCCACAGGCACAGATCGGAGTTGGCAGCCTGGAGTCGATCGGCAATGGAAGGGCCGCTCTTGCGGGGACGTCACCAGCCTCGGCCCCAAGCGCCCCAACACAGATCGTTTTCAACGCGCCAATCAATGTGCAGGCCCAACCGGGCATGACAGATCAGGAAGCAGCGCGCCAAGGACAGGCAATGTCTTCTGGGCTGGAGGCTCAGTTCGGGAAATTCCTTGATCGTGAAATGGGCCAGGGCGGCCGGCTGTGGAGGCGTTGATGGCTGAGACATTTACTTTTGACGTTGAGGTCGGCGCCGACGGCGATGTCAGCCAGCGCACTTGGGAGAACGAGTTCGGTGACGGCATGGCCCAGGCCGGCGGGATCGGCATCAACACCAAGAGCCAGATCTGGAACCTGGTGCACACCGGTGAGGATCTGCCGGGCGAGGAGTTGCCCGAGTTGCTGGCCTTTCTGGATCGGCACGAAGGCTACAAGGCCTTTCGCTATGCGCCGCCAGGCGAGCCGGAAGGCTGGTACCGTGCGAACGGATACAAGAAAAAGGCGCTCGGCGAAGAAATCTACACCGTCACCTTCACCGTTAAACAGGTGTTCAATCCCCGAATTTACCCTCACCAAGCCCCGCCAAGTGCGGGGCTCCTTGTTTCTGGGGTCCTATGAATTACAACACCGATATTCAAAAGCTCGAGCCAGGTAACCAGATCAGGCTGTACGAACTGGACGCTACGCGCCTGGGCGCTACGGTTTGGCGCTTCCACGGCCACGCCCATGAGGGCGACATCATCTGGCAGGGGCAGCTGTATTCGCCACTCCAGATCGAGGCCAAGGGCTTCGATATCCGCGGCGACGGGCGCCCAGCCACGCCAACGCTGCAGGTGGATGACGAGCTTGGCGGTGTACGCGGAGCGATCACCGCGCTGTGCTTCCAGTTCCGCGACCTGGCCGGTGCCCGGGTCAAAGTAATCGAGACGTTTCGCCACTTCCTGGATGCCGCCAACTTTCCCGACGGCAACCCGGAAGCCAGCGACCAATCGAAAACGAACCTCTGGTTTATCGAGCAGAAGACCGAGGCGTTGCCGAGCATCTCGGTCACGTTCTCGCTGTCGAGCCCTACCGATATGGAAGGGCAAATGCTCCCTGGCCAGCAGATCACCAAGCTCTGCCGGTGGGCCTGCCGTGGCGGGTACCGGCAGGAGGCTTGCGCCTACACAGGAGCTGCGATGTTCGATAAGAAGAACCAACCCACCGACAACCCCGCGCTCGACCGCTGTGGGGGCTGGTGGAGCAGTTGCAAGATCAGGGGCAACACCCGCCGGTTCGGTGGTTCCATGGGCGCAAGCCTCATCGCAAGTTCGAGGTAGTCATGCGCATCAATCAGAAACTGCAGGACGAGATCCGCGCACACGCCGAGCGGGCTTACCCGTCCGAGGCTTGCGGGGTGCTGGTAAAGTCTGCCGAGGGTCGCGAGTATGTGCCTTGCACGAACTTGGCCACAACGCCGCGAGAACACTTCCAGATCGATCACAAGGACATGGCCCGCGCCGAAGATCGCGGGGAAGTGCTGGCGATCATCCACAGCCATCCGGATAAAGCGCCGACGCCCAGCATGGCCGACCGGGTCAGCTGCGAGTTGCACGAACTGCCCTGGGGCATCGTCGGCTGGCCTGGCGGTGACATTGAGTGGTTTAAGCCGTCCGGCTTCCAGGCGCCGCTGCTGGGCCGGGACTTCTCTCACGGGCTACTTGATTGCTGGGCAGCTTGCCGGGACTGGTACGCCAGGGAGGCGGGCCTGTAGTTGCCGAACTTTGAGCGGGCCGACCTGTGGTGGGAATGCAAGGACGGCCCGAGCCTCTACGAGGACAACTTTGCAGCCACCGGCTTTTACCAGGTCAACGAGGCAAAGCGCGGCGACATGCTGGTGTTGCAGATCCCTACGCCAGGGCGGGAGTGCTATTTCCCGAACCACGCGGTGATTTATCTGGGTGATGAGCCCGCGCTGCTCAGCGAGCCGGCACCGAAGCTCGGCGGGTCAGGCCCTTTCATTTACCACCACATGCCTGGCCGCCTGGCTGCCCGTGAAGTCTACGGCTGGTCGATGGCGAACCGGGTGAAACTGATCCTGCGACACAAGGACTACCGCCCATGACCATGCGCACCATCAAGCTAGGCGGGGTGCTGGGCAAAAAGTTCGGCAAAGAGTACCGACTCGACCTGAACGGTATTCATGACGCCACTGCGGCGCTGTGCGCGATGAAACCCGGCTTCGAGAAGTTCATGCGGACCGCACACGAGCGGGGCCTGGTCTTCGCTGTGTTTGTTGATGAGCGGAACGTCAGCGCGCAGGAGCTTGAGCTTGTCGGCCGTGCCGAAGGCGATATTCGCATACAGCCGATTATCCAGGGCAGCAAGCAGGCTGGCATGTTTCAGACATTGCTCGGGGTGGTGCTGATCGTGGCCGGCCTGTTTACAGGTGGTACTTCGTCTGCGCTCGGCATGGGCCTTCTGGCCGCCGGCGCTGCCGTGGGGCTAGGCGGTGTTGTGCAGATGCTCTCGCCTACCACCAAGGCAACCGCCGAGGGCAAGAACGACGACGGCAACAACCCGAGCTACGGCTTCGGCGGCGCGGTGACCACAATTGCCCAGGGCAATCCCTACCCATTGCTATACGGTGAGCGCGAGATCGGTGGCGCCATCGAATCTGGCGGGGTCTACACGCAAGACAACATCTGATTCAGCCCTTTAGACCGTTTTTGTTTCTGTTGGATAACCCCGCTTTTGAATCATCGTCATTGTCAGCCGAATCAGGGGCAGCTTGCATCATAGCTTCAAGTTCTAGGACAGCTTTTAGCCTCCCAACTGCTTGCGCTGCAAGCTCTGTCTCCACGACAAATATATGCTCTTCCGCAGTCAGGGTCTCATGCAAAATTTTCATTCTGGCTAGAGAGGCGTTGATTTGATGCACATCTTTAAAGTGCTGCAAAGAAAGTCTTCCCGCTTCTTCGCTATCGCAGGTGCAGTGCAGAAAGTCACCTTCTTTTACATACCAAACCTGTTTCGTGCCTTGTGGCTGAGTAGCTAGATCTAGTGCTTCTACGTGGAATAAATCGGTCATATCAGCGCTCCTAGTCATGGGTTTCTTGTATATCAAAGATATGTAGCAAAGCGAAACAATCGAGCAAGTTTGCATATTTTGCAGCCCGCCTTGGCGGGTTTTTGCATTATGGAGGGCGCATGAGCGCAGCAGCAAAGAAGACGTCCCGCGCCGCAGCGCGCACCCGGCGCGCCGTGATCGGCGGCAAAGGCGGCCAGGCCAAAGAGAAACGGCCGAGCATTGCGCAGAATAGCGTTCCTTCGATTTCTACCGCTCGGATCCTCTACATGTGGAGCTGGGGACCAATTGTTGGCCCGGTTGATGGTCTGCGCTCGATCAAGCTGGACGGCACCCCAATCCAGGGCCCGGACGGCACGTTGAACTACCCTGGCGTCAAATGGCAGTTCCGTAACGGTGAGCTGAATCAGGCTCGTCTGGAAGGCAACACCGAGTCCAGCAACGAGATCGACGTCAAGCAAGAGCTGATCTTTGGCACTCCCTGGCTGCACAGCATCACCAATCCGGTACTCGACGCGGTACGCCTGCGCCTGAGCTGGCCAGTGCTTCGCAGCCAAGATGCCGCCGGCAACATCAATGGCGTGCGCATTGACTACGCGGTGGATATCTCCACGGACAATGGCCCCTACCTGGAGGCACTGGTCTCGTTTGTCGATCGGAAGAACGTCACCGAGTACGAGCGCGCCCATCGGCTTGAGCTTCCCGCCGGCAACCGCTGGACAGTCCGGGTGCGCCGCCTGACCCCGAATGCCAACTCCGACCTGGTGTCCGATCAGATGGTTGTCAAGGCCATCGCGGAGGTGGTCGATAGCGATCAGGAATATCCGCTCACCGCTGTAAGCAGCATCGAGTACGACGCCCAGACCTTCGGCGGCGACATCGCCAAGATTGCCGTGCTGATGCGCGGGCGCATCATTCGGGTTCCCACCAACTACAACCCGGAGACACGCACGTACTCAACATCTGGCACGGGTACGAGCAACGGCATTTGGGATGGCACCTTCAAAGAGGCCTATACCAACAACCCTGCGTGGATCTTCTACGACCTGGTGCTGCACCCGTACTACGGCCTCGGCGACCGCATCGACGCAACAATGGTTGATCGCTGGTCGCTCTATCGCATCGCGCAGTACTGCGACCAGATGGTGCCGGACGGAAAGGGGGGCATGGAGCCACGCTTTACCTGCAACTTGTACTTCCAAAAGCAAGCCGAAGCTTACGCAGTGCTCCAGGACCTGGCCTCGATCTTCCACGGCCTGGCCTACTGGGACGGCAGCCAGATTGTGGTCAATGCCGATATGCCGGGCGACCCGGTGTTCACCTACAACCAGACGCAGATCCTGAACAACGGCGCCATTAAGTACGAAGGCACCCGAGCGCGTGATCGGCACACCTTGTACATGGTCGGCTGGGACAACCCAGACCAGGGCTTTGAAACTGACAAGGAACCTGTGTTCGACGATGAGGCCATGATCGAGCTGGGCGGTATCGTGCGCGAAACCACGGTTGGCGCTATTGGCTGCACATCCCTGGGCCAGGCACAGCGTGCAGGTCAGTGGGCTGCGCTCACCGAGAAGCTACAAACCCAGGGCGGAGTGTTTCGTGTCGGCCTTGACGGCGACATTCCTAAGCCTGGGCAGGTCATCGCGGTGGCCGATCCAATGCTGGTGGGCCGCAAAAACGGCGGGCGTATTGCCGCGGCGGCGGGCCGGGTGGTCACTCTGGATCGCGACACAGTGGTGCCGGTTGGCGCGCGCTTGATGGTCAACCTTCCCAGCGGAAAGTCCGAAGGGCGGGTGGTGAAGTCTGTGGCGGGGCGAGATGTGACTGTCATGGCCGACTTCAGCGAGCAGCCGCAGGCAGAGTGCGGATGGATTCTCGACTACGAAGACTTGAAGCTGATGCAGTTCTACGTTCGCAACGTCACGCGGCCGGAGTGGCACCAGTACCAGCTCGAGGTAATCCAACACGACCCGAGCAAGTTCCCGGCGATCGATAACGGTGCCGTAGTGGATCCTCGCCCAATCACTGGTATTCCGATTGGCAGCCAGGACGCACCGGCCCGCGTCATGCTCAGTCAGCACGTCGTGATTGAGCAGGGCATAGCCGTCACGGTGATGTCGATCGCCTGGGACGCAGCGCCTAACGCTGTAGCCTATGACGTTGAATGGAAGTGGGGCGCCCGGGAGTGGGTCAGGGTTCCGCGCACCGCTGAGCAAATGGTTGATGTTCGCGGTATTTACTCGGGCCAGTACATGGCCAGGGTGCGGGCTGTGAGTGCGCTCAACGTTTCGTCGATCCCGGTAACCTCTGCGCTGACTAACCTGGAAGGCAAGACCGGCCTACCGCCGGCGGTGTCGTTCCTGACCACCACCAGCCTTGTATATGGCATTGGCATTCAGTGGGGATTCCCACCAGGTGCGGAGGACACTGAGCGCACGGAACTTTGGTACAGCCAAACGGCTGACCTGACGACCGCGATAAAGCTGAGCGACTTCAGTTACCCGCAAGCCAAGCACGAAATGCACAGCCTGTTGGCTGGCGCGAGTCTGTTCTTCTGGGCTCGCCTGGTGGATCGGACCGGCAACGTCGGCCCGTTCTTTCCTGTACCTGGTGCAGTCAATGGTCAGGCCAGTTCGGATCAAGCCGAGTATGAAAAATACTTTGCGGACAAGATCGGAAAGGGCGCCCTGTACCAAAGCCTTCGAGAAGAGATCGAGCTGATTACAGGCGATGGGCCAGGGTCGGTGAATGAGCGCCTGGAGGAGGCCAAGCAGGAGCTTGAAGAACTGATCAAGCAAGTAAGCGATGCACTCGCCTACGATCCTGCAAAGCCTTACCTCAAAGGCGACATTGTGCGGCTTGATCAACATCTGTATCAGGCAAAAGGCCCGGTCCCTGTGGGAGAGGCACCACCCAATGCAGTCTACTGGACCGATATTGGCACCATCCTTGAAACAACTGAGGCGCTGGTGTCACAGGTCCAGATCATCGAAACCAAGATCGAGGAAATCGACGGCAAGGTGTTGGCCACCGCTACTTCCGTCGAGGCGTTGCGTTCTGCTGCTCGTGGAGATGATGGTGCAGGCGATCTGGCCGACGCAGTCAAGGGTTGGACATCCACGGCGGATCTTGCAGTAGAGCGTAAAACCCGAGCCAGCGAGAATGATGCGATGGCCCAGCAATTGCTGACCCTGGGCGCCCAGGTCGGTGACAACAAGTCGTCGCTGACGGTGCTTGAGCAGGTGGTTGCCACCAACCGCGAAACTTCCGCAACGCAGATCACCCAACTCAAGAGTGATCTGTCTGCGGTTGATCAAAAGGCGATCGGCAATGCCCAAGCGATTAATGGCCTCGACACGAAGGTCACCAACTTGGACGGGCGGGTCACGGCCCAGGCATCCAGTAATGAATCACTGCGTGCTTCGGTGCGTGGTGACGACGGCGCCGGCGAGCTGGCGGGGGCGTTGAAAGCGTATGAGTCCACCGCAAGTATCGCCCAGCAGATGCGTGTTGAAGCATCTCGCGAATTAGCAACTGCTGAGCGGCTGACTACCTTGCAGGCCGGGATTGATAGCGCGAAGGGGCTTATTCAGCAGGAGGAGCTGGTTAGGGCCACCGCGATCGAGGTTCAGTCCAAGCGAACTGATACGGTCCAGGCCAGTTTGGGCCAGACCAATGCATCGGTTCAGCAGGTGAGTCAGGTCGTAGCGGGCCTTGACGGCAAGGTTTCGGCACAGACAACCATCAAGGCCCAGACCAATGTGGACGGAAAGAAAGTAATGGCGGGGCTCGCCCTTGGCAGCGATGGGGAGACGTCCGAAATTCTGGCGTTTGCTCAGCGATTCGCCATTATCGACGAGGCCAGTGGCGTTGCAACTTTCCCATTTGTGGTTTCTGGCGGGCAGGTTTTCATTAGTTCGGCAGTAATTAAGACGGGCATGATCACCAATGCCATGATCGGTGATTACATTCAGTCAAATAACTACGAGGCAGGGGTCAGCGGGTGGAGGCTTTCATTCGACGGTACGTTTGAGATGAACGGGAATATTGCTGGCCTTGGCACCATGAGGCTAACAAATACATTCCTTAAATTCATTTACGCCAACGGTGTGATTGGTATTGATTTGAGTCTCTAATATGGTCGGATTAGTAATAAGGGATCGCGATACGGGTCTGGTTAAAGTCGATATGACTATGAGTATTAGCCAGACCCAGGGATCAGTAGTTACCAACTCTGCAAATGGTTCAATAGCGATCCCGGCACCGCCCCCTGGAAAGGTCCAGTTTCCAATCGTCGTTCCTCTTCAGGACAGGCAGCTAGAAAAGGGAAAGGTCCCCTCGGTAACCATATCCAACGGGATTCTCTCTTGGATCTACTCGTACAACACCAATGGCTGGGGTAATTTTTCAGCCAATTGCATTATTTACTACGGTTATTATTAATGGCTAATCTCGTAGTTAAAAAACAAGATGGCAGCCTTCTGTTTGATACGGCCAAAATTACCTATGGTCTTGTGAAAAGCGGAAACCTGAGCGTTATCGAGACCTGGTGGCGTCGAAGTTTTAAAGGAGGGAACGTAGATCCTAATTGGGGTGGAAATTGGACAAGCGGAGGTGTAAGTCCTAGCGTTGCCTTTTCAGATGTCATTTATGGCTTCACTGTGGTTGGAGTCACGTCCCCAATTGTATTTCTCACTGGCAGCGGCTGCTTGCAGGGGACAAAGATTACCGGCGATTCAATGACTTTTCTTTACACCAATGCAAGCGTGAATACTAAGTTCTATTGCTTTGATTTGATGAAGGACTCTATTGCGGGGTCTCCGTACCTCAAAACCCGGCAAACGGACGGTGCAGTTACGTTTAACTCTCTGCAACTGGCCTTAAATGTGGTTGCATCCATTCAAGCGCCTGCGCCGACGGGAACGCAGGAGTCGCAATACCCAATCCCGACGGGTAGCAGGCCATACGCGAATGCCGTCTTGAACGTTGAGCAGCGCCAAACACCTCCCAGTTACCAGTCAAATATATTCACCGCAAAGGTAACGATTAATATCAAGTCGGGCATTGAGTACGCCGCGTACCTTCCCTGGAGTAGGGGGTGTCAGATTTGGTTGTACGGGAGCAACGAGGCGAAGGTGACTTATCGTTACGGTGGCAGTGAAGGATGTGGCGGGGTTGTAGGTGGCATTCAGTTTATGTTCGGACCTGCCGGGGGGACACCTGAAGATAGCCCGACGGTTGTGAGTGGTACTCCAATGCCACCGAACTTTTCGCAGATTGCAACGGATAGGCTACCGACGGCTTTGGTGATCGAAACGGCCAACCTGCCATTTCCCTTCAACTGATTTACTTACTCAAAAAGCCTGCCGAGCGCGGGTATTTTTTTGCCTGGAGAAAAATATGGCTTCTTGGTTCTCAGAAGGAACCGTCACCGTCAATAACGGCAACACCGTTGTGACTGGTGTCGGTACGAAGTTTTCTAACTGCCGCTCCGGCGACATGTTTGTCGGTCCGGATAACGGCGTCTATCAGGTTATCAATCCGTCGAGCGATACCTCCGTGTCGATCTCGCCGGCTTATCGCGGAGCCAATGTCTCCGGTGCGTCCTACGGCATTGTCCCTGTAAACGGCTACCCAAAGGCCCTGGCCGATGCGGTCAACCTGATGGTTCAGCAGTGGGGAGCAACGCTCGCAGGGCTTGGCCCCGTCTCCAGCATGACGGTTGTCCCGTTTGCAAATGGTGGTTTAGGTACTACCACCAAGGCAGCAGCCAAGGTAGCTCTGGACCTGGGTACAGCTTCTGCAAAAAACTTTGGCCTTACTAACGGCGACTTGATCCCGGCGGGCGTTCTCAGCGGGATGTTTTCCAATGTCGCCCCAGACGCCTATCAGATGGACAGGCCCGGCGAACCTGGCCAACAGGGCGCGTTCTACAAGTTTCTCAATAATGGTTCTTCGTCTGGGCTGAGCTACTCAACCCTAATTCGAATTCCGTACAACGTTGGATATGAGGCGCAAATCTTCATTCCCGTTTCGCAAGGCACCGGTTCGCTGCACTTCCGCACCACGCCTGGTGCCGCTGGAACCTTCGGTCCCACGTATAGCGTTTACCACACTGGAAACACCACTCGTGCCGCAGACGGCACCTTAAAGGCTATTTAAATGACTACTCGCGCAGCGGTAAACATTCTAGGCGCAACTGGCGCTGTCATTGACATCGCCTCCCTGGGTGTCGACTCCATTACCACAGAACACCCCGGACCCGGCCAGTACCTGGTCTACGGCACGCTCGGGATGGCGCTGGCCCCTGAAGGTTGGGGCTACGTTTTGAACCAGATGGATGCGGCTTGCTCAGTAGCGATCAGCTACCATGACGGGGTGCTGGCGGTGAGCGTTGCTAAAGACGGTGAGCCTGCAGATCTGGCACACAGTATTACTCTGCATGTGGCAGTTGACGCCCTGCCGGCCCAGGAGATTCCTCAATTGCCCCCAACTCCAGCCGATCCCCTGGAAGCCGCCCAGGAAGAAATCGCCAAGCTACGTTCAGCCGCCGACTACGCTATCGCGCCACTTCAGGATGCGGTTGATGTCGACGAAGCCACGGATGCGGAGCTCGCTGCCCTGAAGGTATGGAAGAAGTATCGGCTGGCGCTTAGCCGAGTGGTCGACCAGGCGGATTATCCGCAATCCATTGAATGGCCCGTCGTCCCGGCTTAACGGGTACCGCGCACCACCATCCGCCTTGAGCGGTTTTTTTTCGCCTGGAGAAAAGCCATGCCTATCACCGAGCAGCAAATGCTGCAGATACTCCCGAACGCCGGCCGCAATGCCGGCGTTTTTGTTCCTGTGCTGAATGCGGCCATGAGTCGACACGCCATTGTCACCCCGCCGCGCATCGCGGCGTTCATCGCCCAGGTCGGGCATGAGTCGGGCCAGTTGCGTTACGTGCGGGAGATTTGGGGACCAACGCAGCAACAGGCCGGGTACGAAGGTCGTGCCGATCTGGGCAACACCGTGAAGGGTGATGGTTCCAGGTACCGTGGTCGTGGGCTGATCCAGGTCACTGGGCGTGCCAACTATGCCGCGTGCGGCGAGGCCCTGGGGCTGGACCTGATTAACAATCCTGAATTGCTTGAATTGCCCCAGCACGCCGCCATGTCAGCGGCCTGGTTCTGGTCGACCAAGGGTCTGAACACACTGGCGGATCAGCGGCAGTTAGCGAAGATCACCCGGCGCATCAATGGTGGGCTCACCGGTCAGGACGACCGCCAGGCGCTGTACGACAAAGCCTTGAAGGTGCTGACATGACGCCGGTACAGAAGCTGGCCGGCCTGTTGGTGCTGATCCTGGTGCTGATGGCCAGTGCCGCGGGCGTTACCTGGCAGGTTCAAGACTGGCGGATGGGCAATAAGCTCGCCCAGCAGGCCGTCCTGCACGGGG